GCAAGCAGCAAAATCAACCTTTACTCATAAATTGTTAAAAGCACCTAGGATTCAAAAACAGGTAGCAAAGTCAGGAGCAAAGGCAGCTGCAAAAACAGGAGGAAAAGCACTTCTTAAATCAGGTCTTAAAAAGATTCCCGTTATTGCTGGTCTTGCTGGTATAGCATTTGGTATTCAACGTGCAATGGAAGGTGATCTTTTAGGTGCTGGTCTTGAAATTACGTCTGGTATTCTTGGTGCAACTGGTGTAGGTGGTGGTCTTGGATTAGCAATTGACGGATTTTTGCTTGGTAGAGACTTGGGTATGATGCCAATGAAACATGGTGGAATATTAACAGGAGAAACTAATGTTGTAGCAGGAGAAGCAGGAGACGAAGCATTTACTCCTTTAACAGGTGCACAAGGAATGATTGCAGGTTCAGTGTTTGGTGAAGCATCAGCAGAATCACTTGTCAATTTCTTTGCAAAAAGAACAAATAAAGGTGCACTACCAAAAAGTTTACTAGAAGCATATCCAAATCTTGATCCTACTAACGCTCGTGATTACATGAAGTTAAAAAGATTACAAAAAGAGTCAGACTTTGTTTACTCTGGAGCTAACAACCCTAGTGAAGGTGCCAATGTATTAAATGAAGCTTCAGCAAAAGCAGGTAATGGAGGTTTCGTATCAATGCCGACTACTGTTATTAATAATTACAATGCTGTTGCTCAAGGTAATTCTGGTTCGGGAACCACTGGAACTTCTGCATTCCCATCAGATTATGCAGTATTTGCTGCAAATTATAGTTTAGCAAGTAAGGCATAATGGCAGAACAACATTCTTCTGAAGCAAAACTGATTAGATGTATAATATCTAAGGTTGGTAAAAAACCATTCACACTAGGTGAGGATATGGTTGGATATTTTGACGTACATGAAAGTATTGAGTCACCATTTATGACAGCGTTTTTAACAATAAGTGACTCAAAAAATTTCATAAATGATTATCCTATTGAGGGTGGTGAAAACATTTCAGTAGAGGTAAAATCCACTTTTAGTGAAGCACCTATTGTATACAATAACTTTGTTGTTGATAAGATTACATCTAGAATTGTAAAGAATAAAAAACAAGTATATGTTTTAAATTTAACCTCTGCAGAAGCGTTAATTAATGAAGGTGTTAGAGTAATGGATCCTCTTGAAGGAAATGCTGAGGGAATTGTCAAAAAATTGTTAGGTAAAGAATATCTAGCTTCTACGAAGGAGTTCTTTTCAGAACCATCTAGATTTGAGATTAGAATGAATCCCTCTAGAGATAGACCATTTGATATCATCTCAAGACTTCTTAGAAAATCTGTTTCTGCTAAAACTGATTATAGAGGAACCAGTAGTACAAATACTACAGAAACTGCACAACAGGTAAAAGGTAGTGCTGGGTTTCTTTTTTGGGAAACTCGTAGAGGATTTATGTTTTTCTCTGTTGATGCAATATGTGATGATGCAGAAGGTAAATTTTCTGCACCTAGATTAAATTATGTTCGTCAACTGACTCAAGACGAAACTGATGACATGTATAATAAAGATCTTGCAGCATGGGGTCCTTATGAAGAAGAAATAGCAAATAGTGAGTTAGTTCCTGATCAAAGATTTTTAATCAAAGGTGCAGGATTTACAACAGAAGTTGATTTGATGTCATCTTTTAGAAAAGGTAAATATTCTTCACTAATGGTCTTTTTTAACCACTCAACTGGACAATATGAAGAATATGTTTACAAAATTAAAGATAGTTATGAAAATATGGCACATCTAGGAGGACAAGAAGCTATCTCATTAGTTCCTGCTAGTCAAAAAGGTGAATTATCTGATTTCCCAACTAGAATCATGACTATGTTGTTAGATCATGAGGCATGGTATAATGAACCAGGCATCGCTAATCCAGAGGATGCTAAAGCAACAGATCCAAACAAATTTGCGGACTGGCAAAAATATTATGCAGCACAAGGAGCTGCAAGAGCTGAATTGCTAAAAAATCAAATGGGTGGTATGGACATTCCTGGCAACCCTTTGATATGTGCAGGTGATAAGATTTACATTAAGATTGCAAGTAAGTTAGCAGATGAGCTGAGAAAAACAAAACCTTGGGATGAAGAAAGTAGTGGAACATACCTTGTCAAGGAAGCAAGACATGTGTATAATTTTCTTAAAGGTGTTAACGGATCGTGCGATACTAAGTTAACATTAATGAGGGATTCTTATGGAGTTAAGGATATCCCTTCCAATCACGGCAATAAATAAATTAAGGAGGTACTATTCATGGAAAGTATAGAACAACACATTGCTCTAGATAAAAAGATTGTAGAAGATCCTTTAGCAAACCCTGCAGCACGCAGACATGCAAAGGAGGAACTTCATGAACTAGAAGTTTATGCAGAGCATCATAAAGAAGAAATAGAAGCTGGAGATCATCATGATCCCAATGCTTTAGAACTATTTTGTGAAATGCACCCTGACGAACCAGAGTGTCTAGTATACGACGACTAATATGGATGATGCATTATCAAGACTTATGCCAAACCAGAGAATCGGGTATGACGGTTTTCCATGGTGGGTAGGTCAAGTAGAAGGCACCGCCAGCGATGAAGAAAACAACAAAGGCGGATACCGTTATAAGGTAAGAATCGTAGGAGATCATCCCTCTGATAGGGAGATTCTTGATACGGGTAAATTGCCTTGGGCTACTGTGATGATGCCAGTTAATGTTCCTTTTATGCCTGGTAATATTGGTGGAGGTCATCCTCAGCTAATACCAGGTTGTTGGGTAACAGGATTTTACTTAGATGGTGATAGACAAAAACCAATCATACTAGGTTCTATTGGTGTTGTGCCAGGTGCAACATCTACAATTAATGACATTGAACCTAATACCACAAAGGCATTTATAACAGGTGTAAGATCTGGTCAATATGCTCCAAATCCTGTCACAGATGGTGAAGAAGGTAAAGATGGCACTGCTAAAACTGGTGGTGGACTATCTGATGGCACAACTAGAGGTGATGGTGAACAGCGAGTAGATGCAGGAACCAAGAAGAACGAAGTAATTAAAGATGAAGAGTGGTGTCAAACTGTAGGAGAGAAATGTAAAGACGTTGATCTAAAAACACAAATGACTACTATTATCGGTCAGTTTTTGTATGACGTTCAACGTAGTAATGGAAACATTGGTACATATTACACCAGTAAAGTAACAGGTCGTGTCAATAGTTCAATAGGAAATGCAAGAACATATGTAAATAAAGCAATTTCTGTTGTGACAGAATTTCTTGCTAAAATCAAAGGATATATCACAAGTAAGATTCAAGACGCAGTTGATAAATTGGTAAAAGCAGTTTTGAGGCAAGATGAGAATGGAAATGCATTGACACCTATTACAGAATGGTTCAATAATCTTTTGAAAGATCTAGGATGTCAGATGGCAGATCTAGGTGAAAGATTGATTGCATGGTTAACAAATCTATTAATGAGTTACATCAATCAAATCTATCGTGCTGCTATTTGTCAGGTTGATGAGTTAGTAAATGGAATTATCTCAAAAATTCAGCAGTTAATGAATGAATTACTCAATAGTATTTTAGGTCCTCTGCAAGATATTCTAGGTGCTATTGCTGAACCACTTAATATGATTGGAAATGCAATTAATTACATTCTTAGATTATTAGGTATCTCTTGCTCAGGACCTGATCAAACTTGTGCAAAGTACAAACAAATATGTACCAGCGGTGAGAAAAAAGAAAAAGAAGATGATGAAGGTTTCTTAGATGGTCTGCTGAGTAGTATTGATAACTTATTTGGTGATACTCCTTCTGATTATACACAATACGTTTGTGATGAAGCATATACAGGAAATCCTTTGACAATCACAACAGTTGGATTTGCTGGTGGAGTTCCGTTACCACCTGAGGATGTAACCAAGAAACCAAAAATTGTATACACTATCAATGATCTTACCGTAACTGAAGGTGATACTGCAACATTTACTATAACAAGAACTGGATCTATTGACATTTCATCTTCTGTTCAAGCTAAAACAATAAAGAATCAAGGAAGTGCAACTGCTGAAACTGATTATCTTCCTGTAGATGCTATTGTAGGATTTTCTCCTGGCGAAACAGAAAAAACTATTGAAGTTCAAACTTTAGTTGACAATATTAAAGAATCTCAAGAAACTTTTTTTGTCAGACTTACCACTAACTCTCCAGTTAATAAAAGTGAAGTAAAAACAGAGTATATTAAAAATATTGGTAAATGTACTATAGTTGAGAAAGATCTTAAAGAACCATATGACCCTTATCAACCAGAACCTGTAAATCCATTTGAACCAATTGATGATGCTCCTACAGATACTCTTCCAACAGATCCAAATGTACCAGATGGAGATGATGGAGACGGAGATTTAGATCCAACATATGATGTGATTGCTAACAGAACTACATGTCCTGAGGGAGAATTTATTATATACACAATCACTACAACAAATTTACCTAATGGAACTATCTTATACTACAATTTAACTGGAGGAGGTATTACTGCTTCTGATATTATAGGAAATAAACTAAGCGGAAACTTTATTATAAATGACAATACATCAAAAGTAACTGTTGGTATTGAAGACGATAATGAAATAGAAGATGTAGAAACACTTACCTTTAGTATTACTGGAACTGGAGCATCTACAGACGTATTAATTACAACAGATGAGCAAAGTATTGGTGATCTTGACGATGGACTTGGCGATACACCAGAAACAGTATTTGAAGAATTTAGATCACCTACTACAAAATCACCTATTACTGATGATAATGGTGGTATTATTGAGATACCTATTGATGATCCTGGCGATGCTTGGGCAGAACCTCCTGTTGTTTTTGTTGGTGGTGAAGGAACAGGAGCTACAGCAGTAGGACTATTAGATGGGAATGGATTCTTAACAGAAATAAGAGTTCAATCACCTGGTTTTGGAT